ATTAGCTTTATCAGCCTTAACTGTTGCTAACTTTACTTCTAGTGCGTTGATTACCTTCTCTTTTCTAATCTTCACACTAATCGCTTTCCCTCTAGCCATTTTGTTTTCCTATCTCTTATTTATTTAAGCGAGCTATCTGCTCGCCCTCTTCTACTGTTAGTAGAATACCACGCCACACTCCCCTAGACAAAGAGTGTGGCATAGTTCGCCACTAAATTATTGCTTTTAGTCCGTTAGCTATCTCTAATATCGCGGTTAATTGCTCACCGATAAAGTCATCATCATCTAAATACTCGGCTTCGCCCTTCTCCTCGTTCCAGCCAATATACCCACTCTGCCACTCTTGGGTTTGCTCGTTCCAAACTGTGCCGTCTGAGTAGCGTAGCTCTTCGCTATCGGTGTCCCACTCCCAGCCCCCCTCTTTACTGTATTTAATAATAAAGTGGTGTTCAATCATTTTGCGCCCTCTCTCTCTTGTAGTTGTTTTATATCCATATCCAGCGCACAATCATCACAGATAGGGTCGTGCCATATTCCCCCTCTGCCTATCTCCCACCCACAGGATTTACAGATAATCATTGGTTGACTTAATAGCTCTTCTTTATTCATACTCTCCCCCTCACTTGCTCTAAGTGGTAGCAATCAGGGCGCAAGCAATCACCGCAAAGCACTAGCTCGCTCTCTCTCTCACAATTACACAAAAGTCCACAGGTATAGCAGACCCAATCGCCAGTTTGCCAAGCGTGGTAGCCAAAAATTTTTTGACCAGCACTATCTGTATTGTAGTATTGACCCAATTTATTTTGTTGAGTAGCTTTACTTAAAAGCCTAGTTATTTCTAATGGCGATAAAGAAAGTTCTCGGTTATGTTTGATTTTTGTTTTACTCATTTACTTGCCCTCTCTCCCTCATAGCCAATTATTGACCAAACATCATTAAGCACGGCACTCTGCCACTCTCCGCAATACTCACAGGAATAGTCAGCGTTTATTGTAGATAGCACTAGCCCCTGCTCTTTACAATATCGGCATTTATTCATAATCCGCACTTCTCTAATGAGCCAACGCACCAGCCCGTTCCATTCCACCAAAAGCTAGTAGCGATTAGGTAAAGTCCTGCCAATAGTGCCAGCCAAAACACCGCCCGCACCACCCTCCTAACCTTGTAATAATTAACTGATTTCATTAGTAGCCACACTCCTCTCTTGCTTGAATTACTGTGGCGCAATACTTCCAAACATTAGAGCCTTCTTCAACTTCTCTTCTAGCACCATCAAACCAGTCCTGGAAGTGATAAGTTATTGAGAGAATATCCGCCTTCTCGTGCTTGACCTCTAAGAAGTCGCTTGGTCCACCCCAAGATAATTCAATCTTGGTCAGTTGATAAGTGCTAACCGCTAAAGGGTAGTTATTCCACTCTCCCTCTTGGTCGCCATCATAGTAATGCTCTAAAGGGTGAATAACACTCTCCTCTAGGTTTTCAAGTTGCTCATCTATACGAGCCTCGCAACTCTTCTCTCTTACTTGGTCCATCTCTTGCTCCTATCGTCTAGTAAATACCCTTATATTTTAAGAGTATCTCACCCCCCACTCTACCCCATTTTGAGGGTAAAGTGAGGGATAAGACACCATCAACTTTTGAGCTTTATCTCTCTTTATCTTCCGCCCCACATAGCCGCCAACTCTTCCCCCGTAATGGGGCGGTTAGCCTCTTCCGTTAAGGCGTAGCAATCTACGCACAAGCCAGCAGGGAATAGAGCCGTTAGGCTGACCTCTCTCTCACACTTAGAGCAATTAGTCATTAGAAACCCACCCCGATCACTTGAAACTTGCCAGCCTCTACAAAAGAGCGTGAACGCTCATCATTAGCAAAAAAGGCGTTAATCTCCTCCACTTGCTTAATCATTTGGTTAGGTGAGCCGTAAGCGGTAAGGCTGACGCCCGCCTTCTCATACCCTTTAATTATGCGTTTAGTTTGAGCCTCACTTAATTGAGCCTCCACCCACACCGCGCCGCTATCGTCAGCCAATAGCGTGTGGCTCTTCATTACTTTAGCCATATCCCTATCCTTCTCACTCTTCTAGTTTAGGAGAGTGCCACCGCCCACCCGTAAGGGTGAGCGATAGCCCGCCACTAAGCCTCTAAGCAGTTATCGCACTCAGCCATACAACAAGCGCAAGCACTATTAAAATCGTGCTCACAGCATTTAGGGTTAAATAAGGTTATGTCCTCTTCACTTGCGCAATATGAGCCGTCCCAAGTGCCTAAGTCAATTCTAAAATCAACACCTAAGCCCTCTTTAACCGCCTCTAGTTTTAATTGTAGGCGGGCTATCTCAAGGGCTACGCCCTCCCAACTTGCTCCGCCATTTTCAAATTCTTGTTTAATCTCTTGCGCCTTAGATTTTAGGGTTTCATTAGTAAAGTAACTCATTAGATTATTCTCCTTGCGTCTAGTAGTGGGCGGGTTTGCTCACTTAGATAATTATAGGGGCGTATCCCCTAGTTTGGTGGTATTTAATGATAACAATCAGATAACAATCTGCTGAGAATTGGCTGAGTTAAACCTCTAGTAAAGGTTGAGGGTTTGGCTACCTTAAACCTAAGGCTGAGGGTTAGGGCTACGGGCTGAGGGCTGAGGACTGAGCAGATTAAAGCGGATAGTTAATTAAAGGTGTGCCGTAGCGGTAGTCAGCCCCCGCATCTTTCCCAATACGGGCGCAACGGCTGGCAAACCCTAACCAACTGCCCCTAAGCAACTGCCAACACCGCAAATAACCAACTCGGGGGTGTTTAACTGGCGCGGGCGGGGTACTGTACACCCCAAATAAAAATATTTCCTAAAGTGAAGCTGGCAGTTGTATAACCCGATATGTCCGTTTTGCCCTAGTATAGTTGTGAAATGTACCACATTTATAAAGATTTTTTACCAGAAAACGGGAAATGAGTTATATTTCCCGCCTTATATATAGTAGGGGAGTAAAACGACAGAGTGCTAAGTTTTACGACCACATCGCTTCGGTAAACCTTCGCGATGCCCCCTAAGGGCAAGTGAAGGTTTTACCCCTCAGTCGCTGTAGCTCCTTCGGGAGTTACCAGCAAACATACGCAAAGCGGCAGGTGTAATATAATATTATCTCCAGTATAATATTCTGGGCCTAGTAATAGATCAAAGATTTCAATTACGGCCCTTATCCACAGGTTTATCCACAGAGGAGTTTATGGCTGAGAACTCAGCAGATATTGCCAAGCGAATCATTCTAAACTCCGTAGCTGAATCTATGACTATAGAGCAGGCTTGTGCCTCCGCCGGTAAATCCATTAAGACTTATGAGTACTACCGCAGGACAGACAAAATATTTGCGGACAAGGTAGATAGAACCCGTCTTGGTCTAAAAGATAAGAACTTTGCACTTGGTGATATAAATGAGATTACCTTTGCCCAGTTCAGGGATCGCTTCTTACATAATAAGACCTTTCCCCATCAACAAAATTTAGTAGATATGATTGAGACTGGTGAGCCTTCTTGGTTACACCCCTCTATGAAGTATGAAAAGGGATTAGCTAATAACCGCATACTTCTAAACATTCCGCCCAACCACGCCAAGTCAATGACTATTACAATTGATTACGTCACCTGGCAGGTCTGTAAAAACCCTAACTTTAGAGTACTTATAGTTTCCCAGACACAACGCCTAGCGGCAGATTTTTTATACGCTATAAAGCAAAGACTTACCCATCCGCAGTATGAAGCCTTACAGTCAGCTTACGCTGCTGGTATTGGCTTTAAATCTAAGAGCGCCTCCTGGCAAGCAACTCGCGTTACCTTCGGTGATGAATTGCGTGAATCCGGTGAGAAGGATCCCAATATAGAAGCAGTTGGTATTGGCGGTCAGATCTACGGTAAAAGAGCAGATATGATTATAGTAGACGATGCTGTAACTCTATCCAATGCAAATGACTTTGAACGACAAATTAAGTGGTTAACCCAAGATGTTAGATCTCGTCTTAACCCTACTGGCAAGTTAATCATTATTGGTACCCGTGTAGCATCAGTTGATCTATACAAAGAATTACGCAACAACGATAGATATCCTGGTGGCCTAGTACCTTGGTCCTACCTAGCAATGCCAGCTTTACTTACAGTAGATGATGATCCCGATAAGTGGGAAACCTTATGGCCTGCCTCTGATCAACCCTTTGATGGTCAGGAAGAAACTGAGAAAGATCCAGTAACTCATCTTTATCCAAGATGGAATGGGCGTAACCTATATAACGAACGCCAGTCTATGGATGCTTCAACCTGGGCTTTGATTTATCAGCAACAAGACATATCAGATGACGCAGCCTTTGACCCCGTCTGTGTTCGTGGATCTATTGATGGTATGCGTAAGTCAGGCAGACTAATTGCAGGTCATCCTGGACACCCAAGAGATTTAAATGGCTTTACCTATATCTGTGGACTTGATCCTGCAATGGTAGGAGATACCGCAGCAGTCTGTTATGCAATTGATAGAGCTAGTAACAAACGCTATATCGTAGATGCTATTAAGATTACGCGGCCTAGCCCTGCTGCTATTAGAAATTTAATATTTGACTGGACATCCTTGTATGGTCCCAGTGAGTGGATAGTAGAGAAGAACGCATTTCAGTCCTTCTTAACACAAGATGAAGGTATTAAGATGCACTTAGCATCTAAAGGTGTACAGTTTAAAGAACACCATACTGGTAATAATAAATGGGATGCAGGTTTCGGTGTTGCATCTATGGCTACCTTATTTGGTACTAAGCAGTTTGATAATAAGCACCATAGGGATAATCTAATACATTTGCCTTCAGATCAAACTGAAAACATTAAGGCTCTAATAGAGCAGTTAATTACTTGGTCTCCTACGACTAAGGGTAAGACAGATATGGTAATGGCTCTTTGGTTCTGTGAGATCAGAGCAAGAGAGATGCTCAACTATGGTAAGTACCAGACACACCATCTTAAAAATCCATTCCTATCAAAGTATGAACAGGGCAAGAGGACAGTCGTCAACCTAGACGAACTGTTTGCAGAAAAAGAACGTACATTCATCTAAGGAGATAACAATGGCAAAAGCAAAAGATAAGAAATCAATGATTCAAGATATTACAAATCGTTACCGAGTAACTGCTCGTGAAGCTCGTGATATTGTAACCGCAGTATCTACTGCTGCTCGTACAGTTACTGATAAAAATATTAATAGAACTGGTGTTCAGTCTGTAACCAAAAGAGGAAAAGACGTAAGCCCAAGAATTAGTGCTTCTGAAACAAGAGCAGCTAGTGTAAGAAATTTAGCAAAACAGGTTGGTGAAGTATATACAGCAGCAACTAAAGGTAAGAGTGGAACTAAATCTGGCGAAATAAAGTCATACAAAAACAAAGCCGGTCAATCTATGTCTGAGTCTTACGAAACTCCAACTAAGCGCAAACAAGGTAGCAAAAAGTAATTAACTTTATTAAGGACAAAAATTGTTATCAACTAAAGAGGTAGTCTCAAAGATAGATCGGTTGAAGAACCGCTATGCAGCTAGAGACCAGCGTATGCGCGATGTTCTTTCTGTGCGCCAAGGCGATATATCAAAAGTATATCCAGCGATGTTCTCAGAGGATTACCCAAAGCCTTTAGTTGCAAACTTCGTAGATGTAGCTGCCCGTGATCTAGCAGAGGTAATGGCACCGCTACCATCCTTTAACTGTGCAGCAACCAATATGGTATCTGATACCCAACGCCGTGCTGCTGATACTAGAACTCGTATAGCAAACTACTACGTATCATCATCTGATCTACAGATCCAGATGTATACCGGTGCTGATTACTTTAATACCTACGGTATATTGCCAGCAATGATTGAAATGGATTATGAGACAAACAATCCTCGTATCCGTTTACTAAATCCTTTTGGTGTATACCCTGAGGTAGATCGCTTTGGTCGTTGCCTATCTATATCACAGATCATTGCATCCGATGCTGAAACTATCGCATCCCAGTATCCTGAGTACTACGATCAGATAGTTGGAAGAACAGTTTATTCTTACGCTTCCCCTTATCTATCTATTGTTAGATACCACGATAAAGATCAAGACTTAATTTTTATACCAGAGCGCAACAATCTAGTTCTATCTAATACACCTAACCCAGTCGGTAAGTGTTTAGCAAGAGTTGCACTTCGTTCATCTTTAGATGGAGAAGCTCGTGGACAGTTTGATGATGTTCTATCCGTTCAACTTGCCCGTGCTCGCTTTGCAGTATTGCAGATCCAAGCAGCAGAGAAATCTATTCAAGCACCTATCGCTATTCCACAAGATGTACAGGAGTTAGCACTAGGACCAGATGCAATTATGCGTTCTGCTAATCCACAAGGTATCCGCAGAGTTCCACTAGAACTACCAGCAGGAGTATTTACAGAGTCTGGGGTCCTTGAGCGTGAGTTAAGATTAGGTTCTCGTTATCCAGAATCTCGTTCAGGTAATATTGATGCCTCTGTTGTTACAGGTCGCGGAGTTCAAGCATTACAAGCTGGCTTTGATACACAAGTTAAAGCAGCACAAGCGCAGTTCGCTAGATTATTCCAAGAATTAACATCACTTTGTTTTGAGGTAGATGAGGTCGTCTTTGGTAATATGACCAAGACTATCAAGGGAACCGATGACGGTACACCTTATACAATGAAGTACACACCATCTCGTGATATTAAAGGCGAGTATGGCGTAGATGTGCGTTACGGCATTATGT